GCCGCTCAAATAAGGGCTGCTAAGTAGCCCAGATGGCAGAACGGGACATTTATAATGGCGCGGTCGCAGGTTTGAGCCCTGCCTCAGTGGTCGTTTGTCAGAATGCGAACTATGCGCCTCGTCGGAGTGCCGTAGTTGGTTTCCTCCTGACATTGTTGGTCACGCAAAGCTGGGTGATTCGACTTAGAGAGCGGATATTGTAGGCCGTTACTGGCTTCGCGTTACAGGGCTGCAGGCTAATTGGTAAACTGTCGGTCTCCAAAACCGAACTTCTAGGTTCAAGTCCTAGTGGCCCTGCCAAGTCTGGCGCAGCAAGGCCGCGTTGGTTAAGGTCCCCATAGGCAGTGGGCGACGCGATTACGCGACCCATCTGTGTCAGTTCAAAGTTCGTCAGTGACCGCGCAGTACCCGCTCCGCGCTTTCTAGCGCACAACGGCACATCAGATGCTTGGGTACGAAGAGTCACACTGGCCGCATGGGCGCCCTTTCGCTCGTGCGGCCTTTCAGCTTTCCTAGTCGGGCCTCGTAAGGAGGTTCTGTACTTTCAATCGCTGTGTCGCTATATGTCTTCTTGTTGTGGCCCTTCCACCATAAGGCCACTGTGCCCACGCCTGACCCATCGCCAACTACGGTGGGTCCAACGGGCGAAGAGGAGCCACGCATACCAGAGCGTTTGTGTGGCTGGCAGCCTGTTTACGGTTGGGACTTTGTGGGTCCGGACGGGTTCGTGGGTGTGTCCAAGGAATCGTGCCAGAAAGCGTTCGAAGACTGGAACTCACAGAAAAGCACGCAGCCGATAATGAGCAGAATCTAAAAGCGTGGTGCTCGACGGCCAGGGCATGACTGTGGATCACACCATACAGTTGACAAGCGACAATGTCGAATAAGTAACACAATCGATGCGGTAGAGCGATTACCACATGGCAATACGGTGGCACTCCTTCCTACGGGCTGGGGTGCCACTACGTGTTTAAGGAGATATTTGGATGGCACCCAAGAAGAAGGCGATAAAGAGTGCGCCTGCTTCAAAAGAGCCGGTGCGTCGTTCAGGCAGTAAGAAGGCGGGCCGCCCAACTAGGGCGGAAAAGAAAGCACGCAATAAGGCGCTGTACAAAGAGGTGTGGGAAGAAGCTAAGAACGAGATAAGGCTGCTGCGCCCTCCGGTAGACCCCACAGTTGTGCATGGTGCTACACCAAAGCCGTCTAAGTATGATGCCAAGTTAGCGCAAAAAATATGTATCATGTTTGCGACTGATCCGAACATGACTCTGATGAGTTTGAACTCTAATCCTGGCATGCCTACAGTGTGGCACTTCTATGAATGGCTGCAGGAACATCCAGAGTTCGACAAGGCTTACACACGTGCACGGGAAATACAGACGGACCTCCAAGCTGCCGAGATGGAACGCTGGAGCCGTGAGCCGCTCATCGGCACGAAGACAATCATCCGTACCAAGTCCAGCGACCACGGCGACGAAGAGTCTAAGGACATCCAAGAGTACGACAATGTAGAGCGCGCTAAGCTCATGATCAATACGCGCCAATGGCTGCTTGCTAAGTATCGTCCCCGTAAGTACGGTGTGCAGGCTATCTCACTTGAAGGTGCCACGTCTGCCGATGACGCGTTGCAAGAGCTTCTGTCGCAGTTCAAAGCGCGAAGTCAAGAGATAGAAAATGCCTAAGCTTCTGTATGGTCCACGCATGGAGAAGTTCGCGATGCGGCCTCCAGAGCTTGATGCGAAGATAAACGTACTTGTCGGCTCGGTGCGTTCCGGCAAGACTTGGGGCCTTCACAGTAAGATTCTCTACGGGTGCAAGTACAACGTGGGCGGTCGTCGCATTCTCACCGGCGTGTCCAAGTCCAGCGTGAAGACGAACGTTCTCGAAGATCTGTGGGGCTTGGTGGGCAGCGCTAACTACAAGTACAATGCGCAGTCCGGCGAGATGACACTCTTCGGCGTGCCGTGGCAAGTGTATGGCGCGAGGGATGAGGGCAGCGAGAAGTACCTACGTGGCGCCACAGTGGGCTACGCCGTGTGTGATGAGCTTGTGCTTCACCCACAAGCATTCTTTGAGATGCTGCTCTCGCGCATGTCACCCAAGGGCGCCAGAGTGTACGCGTCGACAAACGCCGACTCCGCAGCTCACTGGCTGCGCACTGACTACCTGCTCAACGAAGAGCTGGTGAACGACGGGCTGCTGTGGTCCGACACGTACACGATGGACGACAACCCGACGCTGGACCCGCAGTTCGTGAACTCACAGAAGAAGTTGTACACCGGCGTCTTCTACGAGCGCATGATACTTGGGCGGTGGAACAATGCTGCTGGAGCTGTGTACGGCGACGCTTGGTCGGATGCCACGTTGTATGACAACAGTACGCGGCCTGTTGGTTTGTACGGCCAAGGCGGCTACGAGTCGCACTATATCGGGGTGGACTATGGGACCCATAACCCCACTGTGTTCCTTGATGTAATCGATGACGGACACACGCTTTGGTGTGACAGGCTTTACTATCACGACTCTCGGCGCATGCAAAAGCAGAAGACTGTGGCTGAGCACGCCGACGACCTGGAGCAGTTCATCAAAGAATCGAACTGCAACTTGCAGCCTGCTGTGCTAGTTGACCCTTCGGCGGCGGCGTTCATCGAGGAGATATCGCGTCGTGGCATTTTCCTGGTCCCATCCGACAACGAAGTATTGGAGGGGATAAGGAAGACGGGCAGTGCCTTGAAGCAGGGCAAGATTCGCGTCCACAAGGACAACTGCCCAGAGATGTGCCGCGAGATGCCTGAGTATGCGTGGGATGCGAAGGCCGTCAAGCTTGGCAAGGAAGCACCAAAAAAGATAGCCGATCACAGCGCTGACGCCTGTAGGTACATTGTCAATCATGTGTTCAAAGACAATTGGCGGTTAGCGGCATGATAGTCTCCCGCAAACTCATTCTCGCCAAGACTAACGGTCGCTGTGCCTACTGTGGCGTTCCGCTCACCCTGCGCACGATGAGACGCGACCATGTCGTCCCCATCATCCGCTACCGCAACGTGCGCTACAGCTTCTCCGGTCGCAATGGCTGCGTGAACCCAGAGGCGCACAACCTGGACAATATAGTCCCGGCCTGCGACCCTTGCAATACGGACAAGGGACCGCTAGATCTTGAGACCTGGCGCGGCTCGCTGCGCTGGCTGGGCTATGCTAACGGAATTCGTTTTTGGTTCGAGAAGTTCAACGACGTTCCGGTAAGTCGCAAAGCAACCGGCAATCCCGATACGAGGTAGTGAGATGATTGATACGAAGATAGAAGACGAACTGAATGACACCGCCGCGAAGTACGCGAAGAGGCAGACCACGGTGTACAACCCCGCGAACGTCACATACACCACGGAATGCGTGAACAGCGTGCCCCTTCGCACCGGCGCGCTGTCGAATGGTTGGGTGTACCCCGACAAGGGCGCGTATGACGTGGAGGAGCAGGTTTGCTGCGACGGCATCATGGAAGCCGTCAACTACTACAAGGTGACGCTGTCCGACTTCCAGCGCCTGCTCGGCAAGGTTATGGACGCGCTAGACGCGAGCATTCCCAACAAGCAGCAGCACGCGGCCACGACGCGCATCGTGCGCAAGTCGTTCGACGCCACGTACCACGATATGCTGCGGGACTTTTCTGGCGGTGGTTCCTTCCCGGTAGGCGGCGCATACTACGTGGAGCCGGTACGGTGAGCTACAAATGCCCCGTCTGCCGCTACCCGTCCATGACGGAGCCGCCGCGCGACTACAACATCTGCGAATGTTGCGGAACGGAGTTCGGCGCCGACGACGAATGTCTCGGCCACGCACAGTTGCGAAGGACTTGGATTCTTGACGGAATGAACTGGTTCTTTCGTTCACCGCCATTTGGGTGGGACCCGCTTACGCAGTTGAAGCCGGAAGACCTGCCAAAACAGTTACGCTCGACCAACTACTAAGGAGATTTATGTTCAACAAATTCGTAGCAAAGATCACCGCATGGCTCGCCTCTAAGGGCGGCTTCTCTCACGTTGTCGCGGCCGCGTACCTCGCCGCAGTGACGCTCTACGCATCGGTGCCCGCGTTCGCCAACCTGCTCAACACCATCTACGGCCTGGTGCCCGCATGGGGCCATGAGCTTCTTTTGGCCGTGCTCGGCGTCGCCGCGTGGTACCGCAACGGCAAGACCGCAGTGAAGTAGGCCGTTCTCATGCCGAGCACGTACGTTCTCAAATCGGAAACACACGCAAGGAGACCCATGAAGAATACTTTGAAGTTCGACGGCTGGGACAGCAAGCCGTCTAAAAAGCTGCTCAGCGCAGTACTCGCCATCCTTTTCCTGACCGCAACCACCACGCCCTTGCAGGGCTGCAGTGCAGCCACCACGGTCAACGAGATCAACACTGTCCTCACAGAGGCCACGAACATCCTCACCGTCGCGGACCCCACGGCGCCCTGGGCCGGGCAGCTGAAGGCCGCCGTCGCCGCGCTGAAGACGGCGGAGGCCGGATGGGTCGGCGGCGGGGCCGTCGCGGACGTCGACGCGGCGCTCAACACCATCGAGGCCATCGTGGCCGTCGTCCCGGTGACCGCCGCCTACGCGCCCCTGGTGGACGTGCTCGTTGCCGGCGTCGAGGCCATCCTCGCGGCCCTGCCCGCGCCGACCGCCGCGTCCGTGTCGCTTGCCAAAGCGTCCAACCCGCATCTTGGCAGGGTCGTCATCAAGCACCGCCTCTTCCACAGCCGCACCAAGGAGTTCAAGGACGCGTGGAACGCCGCTGTCGAGAAGCAAGGACTCAAGGGCGCGTTGATTCAGTAACAAAGGTTGCCGGGGCGACGCTGGTGTAAGAGCTGGCGTCGCTTGCGGCTTCCAGGGAGGTCGACGTGAAGTTTGGCACCAGAGTAAAGCTGAAGGACCAGGGCGACACCGTCTACACCGTGGCTTCGGTGGAGCGGCACAACGAGCTGAACTTCTACCGCTTGCGCGGACTGCCTGGTTCGTTGTTCCTGCTTGGCAGTTTGGAGCTTGCATGAGTTCACTGGCGTCGAGTTTTTGGCGGTGGGCGTACGCCGCTAGCACGCTGGGCTACGAATGGTGTCATCTGAGTCTGATAGAAACGGCGCTGTTCGGGTTAGTGCGTCACGGAGAAATGCCTCCGCAATGGCTGTTTAGGCTGCTTCGCGTCTCGCATCGTGTCAGCAGGGGTCTGCTGCGTTGCATGCGGATTAGCGCCATGAAAGTAGGCTATCAATGAGACTCGGACGCAGGGCGGTAAAGCAGGACAGCAGAACACTGCGCGTAGGAGCCTACCTCACCGAGTCCTTGGAGGCGCCGCCCATCTCGGTGGATTGGACCAAGGGCGTAAAGAGCTTCGGCATGATGCTCAACGACACACTCGGTTGTTGCACGATCGCAGGCGCCGGGCACGCCGACCAGATTTTCACGCTCAACGCCGGCACGGAGTCGACGGTAACTGACGCCGTGGTGCAAAGTTACTACTCTTTGTGGGACGGATACGTGGCGGGCAACGCCGCCACCGACAACGGCGGCGTGGAGCTTGACGTGCTCAACGCTTGGCAGAAGCAAGGCTTCGCGGGGCACGCGTTGACGGCGTTCGCCGATCCAAAGGTGACGAACGCCGTCGAGGTGCGGCAGGCCATCGCGCTCTTCGGCGGGGTGTACATAGGAGTTGAACTACCCAACAGCGCCCAGGACCAAGTCGGCAAAGTTTGGGACACCGCTCCCTGGTATAGCTTCGAGTCCGCCGCCTACAAGGCGGGCAGCTGGGGCGGCCATTGCGTGTTCGTGACGGGCTACGACGCGGACGGACTCACCTGCATCACCTGGGGCGCCCTGCAGCGCATGACCTGGTCGTTCTGGAATAGGTACGTAGACGAGGCGCACGCGCTGCTGTCGCCGGACTTCTTGGGCGCGAACGGCCTCGATCCGGACGGGTTCGACATGGCGCAGCTGACGGCGGACCTCGCTTTGATCAAGTAGCTTTCGAGATAGCCGCTAAGTCACTCCGAATCGTACGCGAAGAAAACCACGATGAAATTTACTGCGCAGCTTGTGGCTGCGTCGGACATCGTATCGCGATTGACCGCGTGGAAGCGAAGATGAAGAACCTGGTAATTCGATTCATAGCCGCGTCAGATATCGTCTCTCAGCTTATCGAGTGGACAACAGACAGTCTTTGGTGTCATACCGAAGCCTTGAGCCGTGACGGGCGTCATTGGATAGGCGCGCACGCTGGCACAGGCATTCAAGCGCGTCCATTGAACTGGTGCAAAACTACTCGCGAAGCCGTATACGCGATACCAGTGGCCGACGCGCAATACGATGCTGCGATGACGTGGCTTGAATCCAAGCTTGGTGCGCCATACGACTACGCTGACATCGTTGGGCTGGCCATTCACAAACGTATCGGAGCCAGTGACCACGAGGCCATTTGTAGTGCCGTTATGATTGATTTGATGATGAAGGCGGCTTTGGAACCTCTTAATTGTTTGGAGGGATACGACTATCTCATTACACCCGAGACGCTGCACCTATCGCCGGTGTTCATTGGCAAGCGCATCAGGCAGTTCACCTCGGACCAGGCGCAGGGTTGGCCCGGAGCGTGCGTCCAAAATAATTGAATTTTGTGCAAGGAGTCACGATGCCCGTAGCACTCACACCCGGCAACACCGCCGTGTTCACCGCGGCGCCCACCTTCAGTGGCTCGTCGTTCTCGACCGTGCAGGCCAAGGCGTTCGTGCAGTCGAGCGACACCGTGAACTTTCCGGTGAGCCTGATGCCGACGGACGCCATTGGCCTGACGTTCCAAGGCACTGTCGGCGCAGGCGTGAGGCATCCAAAGTCGGTGACGCTCACACGGGGCTATCACAATCCAGACGGCACCACGGGCACCGTGACTGGTGCGGTGCTGCTGCTGCAGCCCGCCGCGACGGACGATATCAACGGCGGAACGCTTACGCAAACCACTTAGTCACTCTTGCAAGGAGGAGACGATGAAACTGATTTGGGAGTTCCTGAACCAATTGGCGTGGCAGTTCACGCCGGACTCGAAGAACTACTTCGCCCTGATGTACAAGGGCGGGCGCAAGGGACCCGTGCATCGCATCAAGATGGCGTGGCAAAGCGCGAAGGCCCAGCTCGTGTACGACTCCGCGCACGGGTCGCTGGGCGCATGAGCGCGGAGGAGCGCATAGTGGCCGCACTTGATTATCAAGAGCAGTTGATCGGCAAGGGCCGTGGTTTATGTGACTCAAGTAACGGGCAATGGGTGGTCAATGACTGACCCATCCATCGAGTCAGATCTCGGCAAGCTGAAACCGATCGCCGTGGCCATCAGCACCGACGACGTGCAGGCGCTGTTCGCGTGCGGCACGGACCCAAATCAATACAGCCAACTCATCCTCGCGAAGCTCAAAGACGCCGGAGCCCCAGTCGAGGGCGTATTCAAGCTCAAGCTAGCGCATGGCAAGGTCTGCAAACTGAAGGATTCCATCCACGAAGCTCAGTCAGAGTTCACATATGTCTGGCTGCCAGAGGAATACGTCTACGCCATTCAAAACGGCGGAGGCTTAGCGTAGTCGTCTATACGCTAGCGTGTAGCAACGCACCAAGGAAGAGGTAGTCACTTGCCCACCCGTCCGTTAGCCGCAGAAAAAGTCCAGCAGGTTCGTGAGTTGCTCGCACAAGGGCTCACCCATGACAACATCAACAAAATTACCAGCGTATCCACTGGGGTAATAAGCCGCATTCGCAGAGACTACCCCGTGGGCACCGAGCTGCCACGCAGTCAAAGTGCAATGGCAGAGGCCGAATTCGCCGCAGCTAACGTGGCGGCACCAGAAGAGAAGCCCATTGCAGAGGCCGTCCGCAAAGCGCTCTCCAAGGGACTCAAGAGCATGGAGGACTTGGCCAACATCGCCGACTGCTCCCCCAAGCGCATCACCGAGACATTGGCGGAGATGCGGGCCAAGGGCGTAATGCTCTTCGAGGCCAATGGTTGTTGGGGCATCAAAGAAGGCATACACATCGAGCCCGGGTTCACCGAGGTTCTGGGCAAGCCCGGCACGCATCGTTTCGGTGTTTGCGGCGACCAACATTTGTGTAACCGGCACAGCCGTCTGGACGTTTTGAACGCGGCGTACGACTACTACGAGCGCGAGGGCATCACCACCGTCTACAACACAGGCAACTGGATCGACGGCGAGGCCCGCTTCAACAAAACCGAGCTGATCACGCGCCCCGGCATGGACGCCCAGCTGGACTACATGATCGACAAATATCCGGTCCGCAAGGGCATCACCACGCACTACATCGCGGGCGACGACCACGAGGGCTGGTACCAGCAGCGAGAGTGCATCGAGGTCGGCAAGTATCTCCAGATGCGGGCCGAGGACCAGGGCCGCACCGACCTCAAGTATTTGGGCTACGGCGAGTGCGACGTGAAGTTGTCCGTGCCCGGTGGTGGATCATCTACACTGCGCGTGGTTCATCCTGGCGGCGGCAGCAGCTACGCGGTCAGCTACGCCACACAAAAGCTCGTGGAGAGCTACCAAGGCGGCGAGAAGCCGCAGGCCATGTTCGTCGGCCACTACCACAAGTATGAGGTTGGCTATCCGCGCGAAGTGTTCGTGGTGCAAACCGGCTGCATGACTGACCAGAGCTTGTTCATGCGCAAACTTAAGCTGCAGGCCCACGTCGGCTTCTTGGAAGTGGCGTTCGAGCAGGACGAAACTGGCGCGCTCACAAAGTGCAGCCACAGTTGGTTCCCTTTCTACAATCGCGGCCTCTACGAGAATAGGTTTTGAGCTATGGGGAACCGCATGACAAGTGTGTCGTTCCCTGTGTTCCACGGCTATGAGGTACGTGTCATCCTTGCCAAAGACGTAGCCGCGACGGGCAGACGTTTACGTAATGACCTGTCCAATGCATGTGGCGGATTGGTGACGAAGGACGCGCATCCCATGCGGTGCTGGCTTGTGCTGGAGACCAAGGCCGAGCCGTCCACCGTAGCCCATGAGGCGTACCACGCCGTTAAAGAGATGTTCAGGGCAATGGGCACTGGAGACGACGAAGAGATGTTTGCCTACCATCTTGGGCATCTAGTAGGGCGAATTCACAAGTTCATGAAACGAAACAAGCGCTAGGCGACTGAGCCACGTAGGAGCGAGTTAGTGAAAGACAAAGTATTCGATGCACCAAAGGAAAGAAGCTTCGTCACGTGTGCCGAGGCGGTGGCGTTGAACCGCCCAGTCGGATCACGCATCTTTTGGCGCCCTGGGTCCGTGGTCAACTGGCTGAAGCCGGGGCTCGATGCGGCGGAAGTGCTGACAAGTTAGATGCCCTACACAAGTTCGCAGTACTGCAAAAAGTGCGTGCGCCTGTTTGGCTTTCTCTGGTACGTGGATTGTGGTGCGCTGTTGACCATGGCAGACCGCGCGGGTAAGAAGCGGTGCCATGCTTGCGGCAATGTGGTGCAACTGCCGCCTATACCTAGTCCAGTGCGTATACCTATGGGTTGGAGGTAGCAAATGGGAAAGCCGACTGTAATACGAGATGGTCCGGGCACCGTGCTCGACAGACGCAAGAGAATGCACGACGCGTTGGACAGGGTGTTCGACGCCAAGACGGGTGAGCCGCTAGTGGACAAGGTTGCAAAAGTCGCGGACCCTGCGTCCTACACGTGGAGTGACGAGGACGCCGACGAGGTGCGTACACGTGCCGAGAAGATCATCAAGCTGGTGAAGGCGGATGATCTTCAGCCTGTGGGCGACGCGGTCCCTTTCAAGAAGGGCGACAAGGTGTGGGCCAACCCGATAGGCGGGTCTGGCGGAACTGTTAAGGGAACCGTCGCGCGCATTAACGCAGCGGGGCAGGTAGTGATAAGCACCGGTAGTCGCGAGACTGAGTGGCACCCCTCCAACGTCCACCTGGCGTAGCATATGTCCACAAAGAAGCCACCCGAGTTCGGCCCCACACAGCGGCTGCAGAAGCAGTATGAAAAAGGCATTCGTGAGATCACCAATCGCGTGCTTATCGCCAAGCGCCCAGAGCAGACGTTCACGGAGTGGCTGGGTGAGCTAGTCCAGCGGAGTCAGCGCCCGGACATACAGGCGGCCAGCGACACGCTCGCGAAGCGGATGATCAACTGGTTGCACATCGGCAACCAACGCACGTGGCGCGAAGCGGCGGCGAGGACGACCCAGAGCCAGCGTCTGCATAGGCTGCTGGAGCGTGAGATGTCTGGCCCCATCGGTGCCCGTGTCAACGAACTGGTGCGTGAGAACGCCAAGTTGATTTCGAGCCTGCCGGTCGACGCCGCCGCCATGCTGACCAACGAGGTTTTGAAGGCACAGCAGAGTGGATCGCGGCCTAAGACTGTCGCCAAGATGGCGCAGAAGCGCTTTCCTGAGTTGCTGCGATCACGCACACACCTCATATCGAGGACGGAGACTGCTAAGGCGTCCACGGCGTTGACGCAGGCGCGCTGCGAGCGGCTCGCGATCGGGTGGTACGTGTGGGAGTCGTCCAAGGACAAGCGCACTCGTAAAAGTCATAAAAACCTTCATGGAGTCGCGATCCCGTGGTCGCAGGCTCCCGCACCAGAAGCATTGGTGGGTGAGGAGTCCACACTAGGCCACTACCACTGCGGTGAGTGCCCAAACTGCAGGTGCGTGGTGATACCTGTGCTGACTTTGGAAGACATCAGTTTCCCAGCTCGCATCTACTGGAACGGTAAAGTTTCGAGCATGACTAAGCAGCAGTTCAAACAAATAGCCGTTGGGCTAGAGAGCCGCGAAACGGCATAGGAGTTCTAAAGTGATCAATCTTGGACAGGTAAACTTCGACGACAGCTCAGTGATCGGCCAGCCATTGGTGCTCAAGAAGACCAGCAGCCTGAACGCCATCGGCACGGTTGCCACAGGCGCTGGGTTGATCTTCAATGTCGTGACGGTAGAGACGCTTCCAGCGGCCACCAACGCTCTCAAGGGCACGGTGCTCGCTGTGAGCGATGCGCCCACCACACCTCCAGCACTGGGTGCGACGTTGACCGGCGGCGGCACCACTTTCTGCCTGGCGTTGTGCACAGGCACAGTTTGGGTTGCAGTCTAACTGTTAGGAGATTCATTTGTCATTTCAAGCTGTAGGATCGTGTGTCACGGCGTCTGTACCGCTGCTGCTAAGCTCCAGCGGAATTCTTGAAACTTCGGAGCCTATTGCCAGCACAACTTACTGGACTTCCACGGTTAGCGGGTTGGTTCGAGTGTCGCTGTGGATAGGCATGCCTGCATCAGCCACTGGACAGGTTGGCGAGACAATCTTGATTTCCACTAACCCTGCTGGTGAGATAGTCCGCCTTGAGCAGTCTGGATTAGCGGCTGCCAATGCCAGCAATGCCACTGGACTCTTCAACATGACCGTAGGAGATGTGCTCTATCTTTCTATTTCAGCCAATTTAGACGGTGCCCCATTCGCATCTGTAGTGCAATACGCAATAACCATCGAATCGTTGTGAGCACCAGTTTCAGGGCAGTAGACAGAAGGCGTGGCATGATGCGCTCCGTACGCGGTATTCGTCGCAAGGGCAACTCCCCGGTGGAGCATCACCGCGTGGAGCTGGAGGCGAACGACATCCTTGTCTACAAGGGCATGGACATCGACGCCGAGGTGCTGGACTCATTGTTGAGCGCGAACAAGCGGGTGCTGTGGGCGTTCGTGAAGAACGGCGAGGGTGATGTTCGCGCGGTCCCGTACTCGGAAGACCAGTGCATTTGGATGTCTGAGTCCGACATCGCGACGCCTGAAGAAGTGGAACTATAGAAGAGTAGTGGAGGGTAGTATGAAGACGTTTCGTGTACGAACTGGTGCGAGCGGCGTGTTCGCGATAGAGGCAGAAAGCTTCAGGCAGGTTGGCGAGTACGTGTCATTCTACGTCGGAACCGCGTGCGTAGCACTCGTACGGGTGGACGCTGGTGGATACGTGGCAGACGCCAAAGCGGCTAAGAGTGCGTAGTAACATAGAAAGGAAGTTGGCAGATGCCAAAACCGCGCAAGCGTAAAACTGCCAACGCCCTTGAGCAGGCCCTGGGCGTGCACGGAACTACCACGGCCCAGGCCGCTGACATGTTCACCAACATGGCGGCGCGCACCGGGTTCGGCACGCCGTCCCTCGGCCAGGGCGCCGAGTACACGCTGGTGCGGTTCTCGTACGATTATTGGGCGCTGATCACACTTTTCAGGAACCATTGGATCAGTCGGCGCATAGTCGAAGTGCCCGCGCAGGACATGGTCAAGGCCTGGCCGAAGCTGACCAGTGACATCGAACCCAAGGATCTGACCCGCATAGATCGCGTGCTGCGTAGGACGAACACCAAGAACAACATTCTTACTGGGCTGACGTGGGGCCGCTTGTTCGGCGGTGCCGGCGCTCTCATGGTGATCGAGGGGCAGGAGAACCGGCTTGATGAGCCACTCGATCTGGAGAGCGTGGGCATC